TGGCAGAAACCTTCGATCTTACGGACCTTCGCGGACGCTTGCGGAACAGTGTTTACAGAGAAATTTGGGAAACGCCGGCATAGCTCAGCTGGTAGAGCACCTGATTTGTAATAAGATGCTGTGTGCAGTGTTTATGCGGGTCTTCGGGCGGTGTGGCTGGCGGTGTGGCAGACATGACGAAGCCCGCCGTAGCGGGCTCCGAGTCTCCTGCAGCGGGCTTGGCGGGGGAGCGTTAAGCTGTCTCTGCTTCCAGCTCCCGGTCCAGCGCCGTGTCAAAGCACGCCACTTTGTCCATGAGCTTGCCCTCGCCGTTCTCAAAGTCCTCGACGATCTTGACCATCTCGACTTCGTCCATCTTGCGCGGGTTGTAAAACACATTGAGATCCTGCACTGGGATTTGCTCCCAGCCCTCGGGGCCAGCGTCCTGATCAGTCACCAAAACGTGGTCGTATTTCGGGTTGAAATTGCTCATTTGAGGATCAACGGAATTTTACTCTTTTTCATCGTTCCTGCAACAGTTTCCTTTGTCCCGCCGCGGACCTTCGGGTTCGGGTGATTCTTGGCGTAATCGGGGAACAGCTTCAGTGGATCGGCCGGCGCGTTAAGGATAAAGCTGTCGGCATTCTCCGGCCCCAGCATGACCCAGTCGTAGGACGGATGCGGCCGGAACGTACCCGAGGCCAGCAACTGGTCGCGCAGCAATCGCTCGTTCGCGCTCATCTTGGATTCCTCTTTGGCGTTCTTGCCGAAGTAAACCGCAAACGCATCGGCATCTTTTGAGAGCTGAACAACGCCGACCACATCTAGGTTCTTGCCGTTCACAAAGTCCATTGAGTCATCCAACATCTTCTTCACGTCCGGCGCAAATGGGATGCCGGTGATACGGTCCATCGCTGCCCCGCGCTGCTTGAAGGAAAACCTTGCCGCCTCGTCCACGAACTTGGTGTTTCGGTATTTCGACGACATTGCGCTGAACCAAGGCGCGTTGCGGTATTTCGACATCAGCGAGTCAAACTCACCTTGGAACTCCTTCATGCGCCCGCGCGTTGAATGATTCTTCAGCGGCCCCATGCGCGTGAGAAACTCGGCCATCGGACCATACTTCTCAAACGTCACATCGTATTGACGCTGCGCCTCGGCCAGCTCTGACATCGGAGCCTTGTTCTCCAAGGCTTCGTCCGACAGTCGCTTTACGCGATTGTAAGCCTGATTGATTCTGCCTTGCGGATTGATTGCGCCAAGCTCAAGGAGCACATGCAAGAAGTCCGCCTGGTTGTCTGACATGCTGGCTCGCCGCGCGTCGATCTCCGAAGTCACGTCCATGACGAACTTGCGGTTACTGCGGTGCGCGTTCTCCTTCATGATCTGGATCAGCGCATGGCCGGCCGTTGTGTTTTTGACGATGTTTTTGGCGCGCGTGACGAAGCCGCTATTCATGTTCGCCCACACCGGCTTGTAGCCGCGGCCGTCAGGCAGATAGACGACCGTCTGGTTGTTGATTAAGAAAGGATGCAGCGGTCCGCCCATGTTGTCGCCGCGCGTGTTGTGCCGGTCAGCCTCAAGCATTGCCACCTGCTCGCCACTGATGCTGTCAATGCCAGCAACGCGCGGCTGCAGCGTTGTCTTTGGGTCTACATGGTATTCCAGCACGCGCCCATCAGCCGTGGGCTTGGTTCCGATGATGTAGTAGCCGCGATCGGGAACCTGCGGCGACAGCGTGTAGTTGTCATCGTGGACAATGTCTGGTCCCTTTTGTGGCTTGGGCGCCCTCTTCGCATCCCCCGGCAAAGCCGCCGCGCCACCCTGCGCCGGCACAGGAAACTCGCTGCGATACTGCGCGTCCGCCGCACCGAAGCCCGCCTCGTCCGCGCCGCGCCAATTCTCCGCGTTCGTGTAGCCAGCCTCACGCGCACGGTTGTTAATCCATACCGACTTGCGGTCGGCGTCGAATTGGCGCCACTCGTCGAGTGACATGACACCGGCTTCGCGCGGGAGGGCGTTGGTGTTGATCTTGTGGTAGTGCGGGAAGTAGCCAGTGGCGTAGGAGTCGGCGTAGTTGAGCCTGTCAAAGCGGAAAGTGCGGATGCTGCCCTTGGGATTCAGCTCGGCGTAGAGCGGGTTGGCCGCTTTCTGCACCGCGGTGCCTGTGCCTAGCAGTCCGTTGAGGACGTTGCGCTTGAGCACGCCGATGCCGGTCTCGCCCGGGAGCCCGTCCTCGTAGTTCTTGAGCATCGCCTTGAGGTCGGCTTCTACCTGCTTCACGTTGTTGCCGAAGTCTGGCAGCTCGCCGCGGTCCACCGCGCGGATCGCCGCGGAGCGGAAGGCGTCCAGGTCAATCGCCTTGGCCAGCAGATGATTCTTTTCCGAGAGCTGCCAACCGAAGGGCACCATCTCGCGGGTGATAGCCTCGACGTTGCCGAGGTTCTTTATCTTGTAGCTGCCGCTCACGCCGGTGCCGATGGCGTTGTAGGAAATGCGATAGCTCTGGCCCTTCTTGCGACCGGCCTCAAACTCGCGCGCCTTGGTGCGCAGCCATTCAGGAACCTGCACGAAATGATCGAACTGCATCGGCAGATTCGGCCCGCCGACCTCGGTGCGGTTGCCGACCTTGCGTGCGCCCCACTCGTTGCTGTGCATCGGGACGAGGCGGTCGCGCTTGTTGATCGACTTCAAAGTGGCCGCGCGGGCTTTTTCCTGAGTGTCGATCTGCTGCTGCGACTTCGGGATCTGGTTGCCGTTGGCATCGACGATGAAGATGTCGTTCTCAACCACCTTGTCGTTTGTGTAGACACGATTGTGCTGGCTGCGTGCCGCCTCGCTGGCCTTGCCGGTCGGAGCAACCTTCGTGCCGCGCTGCTTGGGAGCTGCATCGCGCTCCATGCCGGCGAGGTAGCGGTCGAAAGCCTTGGTGTAATCCGTCACCGCCTTGCGCATCTGCGGCGTGTCCATCAGCGGGTTCTCCTCGAAGAGACGGTTCGGCGTTTCCAGCCGGCCGTTGCCGCGGAACCGCGCGCCCATCATGTCGAGCGTGCCACTGAAGGCGCCGAGCGCTGCCGCCATCGGGCCACTCTGCCGGATGTTGCGGAAGTCAATGCCGCCGGACAGCCCGGAGAACGTCTCGGCCGCAATCTCATCGCGCGCCCAGTCCCACTCCATGCCGCCGCCGGCCATCTCGCGCTGGTTCATCTCGTCGATCCGCTCGTTGATCATGCGCTCACGCATGTCCTTGTCTTGCCAGCGGCTGCGGATGATGTCCTCCGGCTTGGCACCGCGGTCCACCTGCTGCATCTCGGCATCAGACAGCACCTGCGGCATGTCGCCGGTCACGCCTTGCTCGACCTCATCGGCCAGCAGCTTCGTCGCGTACTCACGTCCGCGCGCCACTACGCCGTCTTGGCCATACTGCACGTTGACCAGGTTGCGCATGTTGTTCTTGATCTCGCCGCCCAGGATGTCGCTCTTGAGGATGGCGTGCCCGATTTCGTGGCCACCCACATCGCCCGCGGCGAGCTGGTCGATATTGATGAAGATGCGCGGACGGTTGCCGTCCTCCGCATCGACGTAAAGTCCCTTGGTTGTTGTCGCGTTCTTAGCGTTGAGCACCTTGTTGGCCGCATACTCGTCAGCGCGCAGCGGCACGAAGTCCACCTTGCTCGAGACTACACCCTGCATCGCGGCCATCCGCACCAGCTTGTCATGCGGGAGCTGCGCAAATGTCGCTGCGTCGCCACCAACCGCCTCGATGTCGGCCAGCATGCGCGCCACATCGGCGTCGGCCATCTGCGAGCGTCGCGTCAGCGGGCCAGACACCGCACCGCCCAGCGCACCCATCGCGGCGATAGATCCAAAGATTTCCGCCTGCTTATCCTCCGGCGCAATCGCAGCAAATGGCAGACCGACCACCGATCCGGCCAGCGCACCGGACACTGCGTCATCGGCAATGCGGAAAGCCTGCGTGGCACCGGCACGATCCAAGCGCGCCATCGTCTTGCGCGCACTCAGTGGTAGCGCCTCATTCTGCGATGCGCGCTTGAGCGAGCTTTCCGGTCCCGAAAAGAATCCACGCATCGCATCGCGGTAGCGCCCGGGGATTGCCGCATTGTCGGCCAAGCGCGAAGCGGAATCCGCGCGCAGGACACCCACGCCACCCACGCCCATCTCCTTGATCACCATCTGCCCAGCCTGCGCGGCGCCCTCGGCACGGCGTAGGATCTTGCCGCTATACCTCACGGCCGGCAGGATCGTTGCTGCCGCGGCTATACCCTTGGCGAGATCGTTGTTTTGCGAAATACCAATAGCGCCCGCGCCAATCGCCACTGCGCCGGAAGCCCGGGCCAAGCGGTCGGTCGTTAGTCCGGCGCCCAGCGCCTTGGCCTCGATGTTTTCGGCGATCCGCGCCACGCGCCCGAGTCCTCCGGCCGTCCAGCCCATCGGCTTATCGGCGAGCACGGCAAGACGGCGCACCGCCTTGACCTTGTTGAGCGCGCCGACGCCAAGCGGCAGCCAGCCCGAGGGGTCGCCGGCAATCATCACGCCCGTGGCGATACCTTCATCGACCTTCGAGTCGTCGATCCCGTAGTCCGTCTTCGTTGTCGCCTCCGCGGTGATCTGCGAGGGCTGACCGCCGACAAACTTCGGCCCGAAGAGGTTTCCGGTTGCGATGGGATCATTGCCCATCGTGAAATTACCAATGCCGAGAAACTCCTGCTCGAGCGCCCGCCCGCGGACGAAGCGGTCATACTGCTCGCGGCGGTCGGAGGATTGCTGACCCTGTGTCAACTCATAGAATCCCTCGGAGCGCGCCTTCTCCTTGGCCTGCGCAAAAATCTGCGCGTCCGCCTGCGCGTTTCCAGTGAAAGCATTTCCTTCGGCCATCTGCTTGCGCAGCCGGTTGTCCAGCGCCGCCTCGCGCTCGGTGGACATCCTGATGTCGGCCGCGGTGTCGCTGGCCCAGGTAATCATCTCGGCCATGCCCACGCCGGCACGCCGCATACCCTCCGCGGAGCTATGCACCAGCGTATCGTAGGCAGGCCCAAAGCCGCGCATGACGAAGTTGCCCGGGGTTGCTCCCACGCTATACGCCACGCTGCCGATTGCCTGCGCGATTGATCCAGCGCCCTTGAGAAAACCGTCTACGCTGCTCGAGCGTGCCGCGCGCTTTTGATCCCACTCATCCCACTCGTTGAATGTTGGGACATAAGATGGGTCGCGCACCGTCTCGTCCGCCAGGTTGTCCATCTCGTAGTCCGAGAGCGGACGCTGCGGAGCCTTCGGTGTTTGCGGTGCGGTCGGGTCGGTTGCTTGGCCGAAAGGCGTCTGCTGCAACATCGTGCCGGCGCCCTCGCGCATCTCCACGGCGTCCAGCTCCGCGTCACTCAGCGGCCGATTGGCCGGAGGTGTAAACGCATCAAAGCCGCCCGTCGATCCTGCCGACTGACGCTCCAGCTCCTCCATCTCCTCGTCGGAGAGTGGGCGATTTACTGCTGCGGGACCCATCCTTGCGGAGTTCTGACCCAGGTTTGATTGCCGACTTGTTTGGTTTGCTGTGGTGCGGCCGCGGGCGCGGCTGAAGGTTGTGCTGCTGCTGGCATGTCGAATTGTCCCTTAACAATAGGAGAAAACTTGTTCTTGAGCTGCGATGCGTAGTCCTTCCAGACGCCGACCGGCTCGTTGATCGTCGGGAACATCTCGATGAAGAACCTACGATCCGAATCGCTCAGCGGTCCCTTGAATGCCTGCACCGCATCGACAATGCTCTTTTTGGTTTGCACCTCGAGCGCCTTGCGCTGCGAATACTCATCGGGATCGCTAAGGGGAAGGCCGCTGCCGTCGAACCTCTGCTCAACGTCCTTCCACGGCCCCACCAGATTTCCTTCGACCGCCTGATCGATCCTTGAGGCTGCATCCAGCATCGACTGCGCGGTCAGCATTGTGTCGCGGCGCGCCGTCATAGCTTCCTTGTCCATCTGATCAATGCGTCGTTGCGCGAGCTGTCCCTGCGGAGAGTTGGCCATCTTTGCGCGCTCGTCCTGCTCCTGATAAAACTTCGACGCCTCGTTTGCCGCCCACTCTGGGTTGATGTTGATGCCGTAGCTGCGGTCATAGACCCGCTTCTGCACCGGATCGAGGGAGTTGTAGATCGCCGTCGCCTCGTCATCGCTCGCCGCATCATTGATCGCCTGGATGAATCCGAGATCCATGAAGGCGCCGGTCGGCTGCATGTTCGGCTCCGCGCGGCGCACTTCTAGCTCCGCGGCAGCAACATCATTAGCCACAGCATCGGGCGCCATGCCCGAGGCAAGCATATCCTCCTCGGTCATGTTCACGCCATTCATGGCTTGGAGTTGGTCGAGTGACATGCCGTTGTCCATGACAGGAAGTGGTTCCTCGTCAGGAAGCATCGGCGGCTGTTGGTTGCGATTGCGTGGAGGCATAAAGCTAGGGTCCGGTTGGGGCTCCGATCCGGCGCGTGGCGCCCATGATGCTCGGGCCACCTTGATTGTTTACAGTCGCTACATTAGTAGCCGCCGCGCGGACATATGGCGCATTCTGCTGAATCTGCTGCCCCTGCTGCTGGAGGCCCATGCGGCCTTGCGACATGTACATATTACTGATCGTGCCAAGCGAACCGAGTAGCGAACTGCCGAAGCTCGCCCTGTCGGAGTCCGACTCAAGGCTATTCCATTGCTCAAGCAGAGAGTCGCCGTCCTTGCCGAATGCCGGCGCAACAATCTTCATCAGGTTGCCGTAGATCTTGCTGTCGGCCTTGTCCTGCTCCTTTTTGGCGTAGGCGCCGATGAATGTGTCGAGCAATCCGCCGCCACCATCACCACCGCCACCACCGCCTAAAGCCATCGCCGCCCCGGCGGGTCCGCCGACGAGGAAAGCCGCGACCTTCTTCGCCTTGTCCCCGATGGCGGTGATTCCGTCGCCGATCATTTGCCCGCGCTCGGCGTCCATCGCGGCGCGGATTGCCGCCTCTTGTGTTATAGCGTTCGCTTGGCTGTTGGCCGCGCTCATGTAGCCCGCTGCGAGATTTTCGCCAAACCGATTTGGTTGATGATTGTATGCAAACATAGTTTTTGTGCCTTGTGTCTATTCTTTAGAACGCTTGAAACGCGCCGCCGATGATGTTGCCCCACATCTGTTGCCTTCCGGCTGCCCGCGTGGCGCCGCCTGTTATATTTGCCGCATTGATCGCAGCTTCGCCGGCGATGTTGGCAGCCTGACCGGCGCCCGCCGCATTCATCCAGTCGCTAAAGCGTCCGGCTTGCAGGTTGCTGTTGAAGCTCGCCGCGTTACCGATCAGCTCGCGGTTGCCGCTCATGTTGTTGCCGATGACGCCGAGCCCCTGACTCAAGGCCGCCTGCCCGAGAGCCATGCCGGGATTGATCGCCCGCGCATACGGGTCAAGGTCGGCCAGCATGCCAGCGCCAGACTGACGCACGCGGGATGCGTCTCCAATGAGAGCGCCACCAATCTGCCGTCCGGTCATCTGTGTGTTGGCTCCGGTCTGGAAAAGGTTGCCGGCCAATTCTGTGCCAAGCATTCCGACCCGTCCGGCCGTGTCGTAAAGCCGACCAGCAACCTCGCGTCCCGTCATGCCGAGGCGTCCTGCGGTGTCAAACAGGTTACCGCCAGCCGTGGCCATATTGGTTGCCAAGGTGCGTCGGTCCAACTGCCCTTGGTTAAAGGCGCTGTTGGCATCAAGCATGAACCTGCGATTTTGCGCGGTCTGCTCCATGTTGGCTGCTTGGTTGGCCATCTGCGCACGCATCGCCATTTCGCCAAGAGCTTGATCGCGCTGTTGGTTGGCAAGATTGGCCTGCTGATTGCGCGCAGCCTGCGCTTGAAACTGCTCGATAGATCCTTGGTATCCGAGCTGGGCCATCTGGTTTTGCGCGGCTTGATCGGAAAAGGACATGCGGGCGGCAACATCTTGGTTGCCTTGGTCTGCACGCATGGTGTTGGCCACATTGGCAAATTGGCGCTCGATGTCTTGCCCCTGCACACCTTGAGCAAAGGCCATGTCTTCTGCCTGCCTAGCTCGGGAGAAGCGGTCGCGGTTGAGTAATTCGGCAGCCATACCAGCACTGCCTGTTGCCATTCCTCGCGCGGCCATTCCTGCTCTGGCTGCTTGGACGGCATCGCGGCTGGCTTCCGCTGTTAGGCGACCGCCGCTTTGGGCGCGTTCCATCGCCTGCGCCATGAGCGTGCCCCCGAGGGCGCCAGCGCCCACTTGTCCCGCACTGACGTTCGCCACACTGCGCGCCATCGCTGCTTGCGGGCCAGTGACAAATTGCGCGCCGGCGCCACTGACTTCGCGGATATTAGACGGCCCGCTGACTTGATCGGCGCGGACGCCCATGGCACCCGAGCCCATCGCGGCAATTTGATTTTCAAGCGCGGTTGGCCCCGCATTGGCAAACTGAGATGCCGCTTGATTGGCCAGCATGCTCCCGAGCCCACCAAGCTGCCCCATATAAGCATCGCTGATCTGTGTTACCTGCGGGGCGAGCGCATTGATGTTGCCTGCGGCAAAGTTGGCCTGTTGCTGCGCCAGCGGAGCAAGGCTTGAGATTTGCCGGCCGGCGATGTCTCCGATACTTACGGCCTGATTGCCCATATCGCCCATCCGGTCAGCCATGCCAAACGACCGATTAACCTGTCCGACCGCTTGGCGCGTGTAATTGTTATTAAGTCCGTCAGCCAGATATTGGATCTGCCCCTGCTGATATCGGGCGAGCTGTGGATAGATGTCCTTGAGCTGTTCCGAAACGCTGCCGGTGTCGCGGGCCGATTGGTTGCGACCTTCGGCAGCGATGTTGCGCGGGTCGATGGGTTGCGCGGGGGATGGCCTATTCCCAATCATTTCAAACCTGCCGGGAGGCTTGATGACAGGTTTCGGCGGCGCCTTGGGGGCAGCCTTAATCTGGGCTGGCAGTGTCGTGCGCCCATTGCTCGCTGGCGTTCTTATTACTTGTCCTGGCGCCGGCGTTGCGGCGGGCTTGGCTGCGGGCGCCGGTCTGGCTGCGGCTGGTTTTGCAGCGGCGGGCTTTGGCTTCGGCTTGGCGGCCGGTTTAGGCGCTGGTTTTTTCTTGGCCATATTTAATTCTCCTTCGTTGTTTCCAAAATTTCCTTGGGCACCGCCACCTCGATGGCAGCCATGAGTTCATTCAGCTTCCCCGCCGCATATTCCATGAGCATCCGGTTGTTGCTGCAGCGGGCGGCAGCGTAGGCTTCGATTAGTTCGGCGAGTTGTTGTTTCATTGTGCCGCCTCCAGTGCAGACACTTTCAAGTCCAGCTCTTGCACCGCCTTGACGAGCACTGCGATAAGGTTAGCTTCCTTGATCGCCAATCTTTCTTCGGTCGTTGCCTCGTCGCCTTCGCCCACGGTCTTGTTGAATGTTGTCACCATGCATGGCAGCACCTGCTGGATGTCTTGGGCGATGAAACCAAGGTTGTTCTGCGGGCCGTTGCCCAAGTAGTCAAAATGCGCGGGCTTCAACTCGCGCACGGTTTGCAGCCCGTGCTGGAAATCGTAGCTGATGTTTTGCTTCTCGCGGGCGTCGGATACATCATTGTATGCCCCAACCCCGGCTACTGATCCGTTGACGTGGAGCTTGTAGGATGGTGCCGATGTCGCAATCCCCACATTGCCGCTGGAGTCGATGCGAAGGCGTTCAGCGGCATTGGTCCGCAAAACAATAGGGCCAGCCTCTTGCGTGACCAGTTGCAGTGGGCCAGTGCCGCGATGCTCAATGTTAGAAGCGGCATTTGGACCATCGTTGCCGCGAATTAGTCTCATTCCATTGCCATAAGTCGCGTCTCCCTGTAGGTCGATATAAGAAGTTCCGCTGCCACTGCGCCCGTTGCCGACGCGCATAAACCTTTCTTGCGTTGAGTCTCCGGCCAGCAGGATGTTTCCGGTAGAGTCAATGCGCAGGCGCTCGGCCCCGGCAACATTAAATGTCATGGCCGGGGTAGCCGTGTCGTCTGTTTGAATTGAAACACCACCAGTCCCTGCCGCGTTGAAGATTTGCAGCTGGTTGTTGCCAGAGATTTTGACGTTTCCGACGACCTCCAATTTAGCACTTGGAGACGCTGTTCCGGCTCCCACGTTGCCCGTCGTCACCACATTTTGCGACCCAAAGTTCGGCGCGATCTTGGTTCCGGCAATCGCTGCATCGCTCTTGATGTCGGCGTTGACGATCTCGCTGACCGTGCGTGCGTTGTTGAGCTTAGTCGGCGTAACCGTATCGCCGCTGGTAAATGTGTGTCCGTATGATGCCATAGTTTCTCCTTATGATTCGTTCCTTGTAAGTGTTGCGGGCAGTGACTTGGGCGAGGCTTCCAGTGCCACGCTGCGGATCTCTGGCCTGCCGCCGCTGGTCTCGTAGATTAGCTCGCAGGCATGGGCCTTGAACCGCACAGGCGATTTCAAGTGGTAGTCCTCGGTGCTGCCGCTGGTATTGGTGATGCTGCCGATCTGCTCCGTCTTGTCTGGGTCGATGATGTTGGCCGTGGTTGTCACAGTGGCGCCGTTGGGGATGACCGCATTGGACACGGTGCGCAGGAACCGCTTGCTGCTCATTTCCTTAAAGTCGTAGCGGCGGGTTTTGATCTGGCCGTTGACCGGATTGGTCGCGTTGGCGTTGCCCGCCGCTTGGTCGTCGGTGCCGGTGGTGACTTCTTCCAAGAGGTAAAGGTTGCCAGAGCGCGGGATCGAGAACACGCGGCGCTTGTTTGCGTAGCTGGCGACAAGGATCTGGTTGACCGCCGCCGATGAAGGATATGTGTCCCTATATTCCCACTGTGAGTTTAAGGAGTTCCAACAAAGCACCAACTGATTGCCGTCGAGCGGTTCGCTGGTTGTCGGAAGGGCGATGAGATAGCGGTTATCATGCCAGACGGCGAAGGCCGACTTCTCGACGCGGGCTTGGTTGACGGTGGCGAAGAGGTCGGCGATGGGTTCGGAGAGAGGCATGGTGTCGCCGCGCAATTTGAGATCCACGCGGCCCGCGTCGAGGCGGTAGATACCGGCGTCACTTAGGAAGAAAACGTATTGGCCCGCCGTGACAATCGTGTTGCGAGCAGAGCAGCCGATTTCATTCGTGAGCTGCGTGACTTGGCTTACCGGCGTGTCCACGCTGAAGTCGCTGCCGTCTGTGCTGGCAAACTCGTTGAGGGACGCCAGCCAGATCGACTTGCGGCAGAAGATGAGCGCCTGCCCTTCGACCCAAGGATGCACGGCCACAATGCGGTCGTTGCCGCCGGCGCCGACTCGGAACGAGTTCCAGAATGGGTCGTAGAGATCGGCGTCCAGCACGTCCGAGATGGCAACGGTGTCGCGGTTGCGGGCGAACCATAGGCGGTTGTTGATGTAGGACGCCCATCCGGTGCTCGGCATCTTGGTATAGGTGACGCCTTCGCTCGGCACACCGGCCGCCGCACGGACGAAGTTGCCGCTTCCTCCGTCCCAATAGATCGGCGGTTTTGTCCTGCGCACTTTGATGCCAGCTGCGGCGTGAGTCGCTGTTCCGCTCGGGACGGTGATCTCAAAGCTGTTGGTGTTTAGATTGGTGCCAAGGACGGCGAACTCATGGCCGTCAAAGGCCGGTGTCGTGCTGCCCTCGATCCGCACGCGGGCGCCTTCAGGATAGCCGTGGGCCGTGACGTTGACTGTCGCCGTGGTGCTGCTGACCGTAATGCCGGAAGCGGTCGTCAGCTTTTCTGTCCACCCTGTGACGGTGCGGTCGGCTTCGCGCAGGATATACAAGCGGTCGAATGCTTGCACCACCGAGACGGTGTCGGTTCCCTCGATGCGCTCGTCTGGCGCTGTGGGGTAATTTTTGATGACCGGCGAAACGCCGTCCCGCCACAAAAACGCCTGATCGTTTGCAGCAAGCACAACGTATTCGTTGGCGTTCTCGTAATTCTGTGAGGAAAAAACACCGGCCGCATAGAGCCCGCCGTCATAGCTGTCGCGGACGACCGGACCTTCGTTGGCGATGATCGTGCCGGTGGCCGGTGTCGCGGGTGTTCCGCTGACGGTGTAGGTGAAGGTGTTGGCGTCCGTAACCGTGACGAGAAAGTCGCCGTTGTATTCGCTTTGGTTGGCTCCGCGAATGTTGACCTGGTCGCCGCTTGTAAAGCCGTGCGCCGTGCAGGTCACGGTGGCGGTCGCTGTGGCGCGGGTGATGCTGGTGACGCTTTTGTCTGTGCCGAGTGTGAAGTCGAGCGTCAGCGGGGCGCCGGTCGTGCCGACTGTATCGGTGAGGCGCTTGCTGCCACGGCGCGTCTGCGCGACTCCGCGATCGAGGCGCATGTTGACGCTGTCTTGCAACATTCCGGCGGGTAACGTCAAGGGATTGAGGCGGCTGGCGAAGCCGATGAAGCCCGCGTCGCCGTCCCTAATAACATTGTCGCTGAGTGCCATGTTAGGCCGCGTCCTTTCTTGGATGCGTCAGGACGTAGCTGACGGTCTTGGCGTTGTTCCTTTTCATCTCGGACTCGACGGCGGCGATGAAGGATTGCCATTGGCTGCCAGCTTGGCCGGGGCGACCGGGAAGCGTTTGACAGCCCTCCGATTCGGTGCGCAGCGGGTTATTGCCGCCGGCGTGGATGTTAATGCCGAACCAGCCGGTCTCTTCGTCCGAGCCGCGAAGCACCGTCACAGGCTCGGCTTGGACTAATGCTTTGTAGGGATTGCCGCGCCGGAGACCGTGCTTGCCGAGGCGGTAGCGATAGACACCGGGCTTGAGCTGTGCCATCTGCTTTTCTGCCTTGGCGTTGTAGCCGAGGCGCGACGGATCGACGTTGGCGTTCCACGCCGCGTGCAAATTCGGGCTGACCAGAATGATTGCGTCATCGAAGCGGTTGAGGTCGTTCTTTCCGACCGCCCCAATCGTGTCGCGGAAGTAGCCCCTAATGCCAACCAAGCAGACCGGATCGCTGACGCCGGCAGCCTTGAGCTGCTTCAGCGTCTCGTCGCGTTTTTGCTGTGGTCGGTTGCGGGGGATCACTTGCTCGGTTCTTTGACTGTCTTGCTGTCGAAGGTCACGGTCGCCTGTTGCTTTAGAAAGTCATAGCCGAGCGTTACGCAGCCAGCCGCAGCGACAGCCCAGCTCAAGGCGAGGATTACAACTGCAACTAGTTTTGTGGCGCGGACGCTCATGGAGTCAGAGGCGTGCCGAGGCGTCTTTGGCCATGACCAAGCCGTAGGCGGCGGTCAGCGAGGCGGCGATGAGGCCGATGTCGGGAATGCTGCCAGACGCGAGGAACTCTTTGGCGCCGGTGGCGAGGGCGATGATGGCGGTTAAGATGCCGAGGGTGGTTGTTTTCCAGTTTCTCATTTGTTCTCCTTTTGTTTCTTCCGAAGGTCGTGGTAGACCGAAATTAAAGTGACGATGCCGACTGCGAGACCGATGCAGAGACCGGCGACACGCAGGGTTGTTTCCAAGTGCGGGAGCATCGAGAAGACGCTGCTGCCGATGCTGGTGGCCGTGCCGATGATGCCCTTCTCGGTCGTCGTGAAATGGTGATGAAAATACTGAAGGCTCATCGCACGGCCCCTTACTTGTTGTAGGCGACGATGGTGCCGCTATGCAGGGTGATGGCGCTGAAGCGGCCGTCGAGCGTTGTGCCAGCTTTGATGACTGGCGCGCTGGCTTCGGTCGTGTTGGCGGCGCCGGTAATGGTGCCGGTCAGCACGTTGAACTTGGCGTCGGTCATAATGTCGATGCTGACAAAGTCGCCCGTGACGGCGCTGGTTCCGGTGATGACTTGGCCGCCGCTGGTGCGGTTGGTTGTGCGAGTGTTAGGAAACATAGGTTTGTTTTGTTAGCTGTTAGTAAGGGCCGACCTGCGCGGACCACCGGCGCGGTTGGCGTTGTTGGAAAATCACTTTGTCCATCTCGGAGACGAGGTATTGCTCGGCTCGGCCATACATGACTTCTGATTTGTCAATTTGGCCATCTTCAGCCATCAAATCCCCGCTCAGGGAAAAACGGACGAAGTCCGCGAGGATGGCGGGGATGGTTTGCGCGAGGGCGGTGGCTGTGACCGGGCTGATCTCGGTCGGGACGGTGCGGAAGCGGACGTAGACTTCGCTGGGGCAATCGGACGGGAGGCGGATCTTGTCGCTGTCCACCCAGAAGTTGATCTGCCGAGGCGCGGCGTGCGTGTTCGGGTTGTCTTGAAAGACATCAAAGACGGTCCCCATCGGTGTCGGTGTCGGGCTGCCGGTTTGCTCTAGGTCAATATAGAGATCATCGTCTGCGCCAGTTTGGACGGTGCGCTCCTCGATGCGTGTTAATTCGGGCCAATCGAAAAATTCCCATGCGGATCTCAGATGAATGTCGAGGTTTGACAGCATGATTGTCTGCGTCGTTGACGAGAGGTTGCTAATCGCAGAGCCATCAAGGCCGGCGCGGCTGGCGGCGTTTAGGAGGATGGATTGGACGGAAACTGTTTTCATTAGGAGTTAAGATCAGAAACAGCTTCCGCGCTTGCGGTCTCGTAGGAACACGGCGGCTGCTGCCAATCGCTGCGCGGCGTCGGGTCAACCGAGGCAACCAGCATCCCCTCCAACCACGCCTTCAGCGCAGTCATCAGCGGCCCAAGCGGCTTCCCCGCTTGCATCAGCGCCATCTCAAAACGCTGAAGGGCACTCACCTGCATGGCTGAGAAATGTATCGCAGTCCATTCTTCGGGCGTGTAGGTCGGCGCAGGCGCTGGCGTCCCCGCGATCCATTGCCTCTCCACCCGATCATCGAACCACACGACGTTCGGCTCCCATGTGCCTGTTTCGGGCTGCGGCAGCTTGACCAGCGGAATGATCTGCGGAGCCTGCCAATCTTCGGGCAGGGGATTCGGTTGCAATGTGTCGATGCGAGGGTTGCCCTCGTCATCCAGCACGATGCTCCGCAATTCTTTTTCGCCGTTAGGCCAGATGAGTCCGTAAGTTTTCATTAGGTTCCGTGGCCGAGTTCAACGGCGTCGATTCCTGCGACTACGCGAAATAGTCGGGCGGCGGTCATGTCGGTGTAGTCCGTTGTGATGTTCACGGCGGCGCCCCCGCGATTTGCACTGACTTGGAAGTCGTCTGCGTTTGCGTTGATGACCCAATAAGTCACGGTATTCGCCGTGAGGCCCGCGCCGCCTGTCAGCGAGGTGAAGACGATGTCATCATTGTTGGAGTAGCCGTGAGCGACCTTGTTGATACGGTCTGTCGATGCCGTTCCAGTGCATCCCGTGACAGGGGCGACCCCGCTGAACTCAA